ATTACACAAGCAACTAATAAAACAACAGGTGTAACTCTCAATACAGAGAGTGGCCAGATTACTATGAACAACGCAGCTTTAGGTGCTGCTGCTGAAGCAACATTTACAGTAACTAACGATAAAATTGCTGCTACTGATGTTGTTGTAGCTTGTCATGGTTCTGCTGGTACTGCTGGTTCTTATATTGTTGGAGTTTCAGCTATTGCTGCTGGTTCTTTTAAAGTTACAGTAACAAACGTATCAGGTGGTTCATTAAGTGAAGCCATTGTTATTAACTTTGTTGCACTTAAAGGTGCTTCAAGCTAATGGGAATGTTCGCTTTTAAGCGGATGAGAGAACAAGAGGCTGCCAAGCTGGTAGTCTCTATTTCCTCAAAAGAAAAGAAATCCAAACTAAAACAAAATGGCAATCACAATAGACGCAACAGTAGGGGGAGCAGCAGCAAACAGCTACATAACACTGTCTGATGCCAATGCAATAGTAGAAGGTCTTATTGCAGATGATGATGTTTCTGCGTGGGATGGTTCTTCTACAGATAACAAAAACAGAGCCTTATATACTGCTGCGGTAAGGATTGACAGAGAAAGATTTTTAGGAGCAAGGGTAACAAATACACAAGCATTACAGTGGCCTAGACAGGGTGTAAGAAAACCTGATACTTATATCAATACCTACTCTATTGGCTTTCCATTTAGAATATCAACAGATTATTTTGCTGAAACAGAAATACCAGAACAAGTAAAAAAAGCACAAGTAATTCTTGCTGTTTACTTGAATAACAACAGAGATGGTTTAGGATTAAGTGGTCTTGAGGACTTTAAAAAGGTAAAACTTGGAAGTCTAGATTTAGAACCTAATTTTTATGGTTCTGTTGGTGCTGATAGAGTACCACCACTTTTTGAACGGTACTTTACTGGTTTACGAATTAGTGGACCCGGCAACATAGCAATTAAAAGGAGTTAATTATGACTTATTATCCAGCCGCAAAAATTATTAACGACACTGCAGCACACACTGGTAGATTCGGTTGTATTAAAGCATTACAAGATTCAGTAATTAATACTCTTGTTGCTGAAAATATAACAGGTGATCTTACTGGTTTACAGTTTAAATCTAATACTGCTATAGAAGGTGTTATAACAAGTGTCAAACTTGATAGCGGTACAGTTATTGCATATTTACTATAATGGGACTTGCTACATCTTTAAAAAAAGCATCAAGTAAAGCTTTAAAAAAATTTGGTGGTAATGTAACCATCAAAAGAACCACAACAAGTTCATATAATGTTGATAATGGTAATTTTGTTAATACAGAAACAAGTGTTACTGTTAAAGGCTTTTTGGAAAACGTAAAAAAAATACAGGTAAATGATCTTATAGCACAAGATGATAAAAAGCTTACTATCTCAGCACAAGATATAACTTTTGTACCTACTACAAAAGATACTGTGGTTATAAGTGGTGTTCCATATAAAATAATACAAATTGATTTTGAGCAGCAAAATAACATTAATATTTTTTATGAAATTTATCTAAGAGCATAATGGCCAGAGAAATGCGCTTATCTGCTATAGGTAAACATTTTGAAGATAAGGTAACTCGTACTGTAAAAAAAGCAACTTTGCTTTGGGAAGAAAGAGTAAAAAAAGCAACGCCAGTTGATACTGATAACCTTAGGGGTTCTTGGCAAAATGATATACAACCATTTGTTGGGGAAGTATTTACAGATGTAGAATATGCTGAACCAGTTGCTTATGGTACAAACTTGCCACCAAGTTGGGGTGGTAGATATAGAACAAGACCAGATCAAAATACAATAAAAGGTTATCCAGAATTAATCGCTAAACAGCTTGAAGGTTTTATTGCTGATGAATTTAGGAGAGAATAATGGCAGCTATTGATCTTAATGATGTTAGAAAAACTATTGAATCAAGACTACTTACTGAACTTGTAGATACACCACCTATAAAGGTAATTTTTAACGATATACCTTTTAGTTCATCTAGTAAAGATTCTTTTGTTCAATGTATTACAAGTTTTTCTGCAGGTAATTATTTAACAATGGGTGGTACAACAAATTCAACTAATAGAATTGTTGGTTTGTTAATTTTAAATATATTTACAGAAGCAGGTAAAGGGTCAGGTGCAAACTTTACTATAGGCAAAAGACTTAGAAACTTATACAATAGAATAACAGTTTCAAATGTTATATTTGATTCACCTATTGGTCCTGAAGTTTTAACATCAAGTCCTGAAGGTAAGTTTCAAACACAAATAAGAATAACTTTTGAAATATATGAGGATCTTTAATTATGCCAAAACTTGAAATTACTGAAGAAATGTTAGATGTAATTGAAATTGTAAAAGGAAGAAGAGAAGCAAATTATTGGGATCCTGATTGTAGAAAATATTATGAGGCACAACAAAATTCAAAAAAAGATGTGAAAAGTTCAGAAAAAGGTTAATATAAAATAAATACTTTTTTTTGTTATGGCTGTTAAAGGTGATGTAGGAAAAATCATGTTTGAAAATGCTGGCGGTACAGAAGCTGACATTTCAGATTTAAGAGCATGGTCATTGTCTGTCACTAAGGACACAATGGAAACTACAAAGATGGGCGACACTTCAAAAACTTTTGTTGGTGGTCTTATTTCTGGTGAAGGTTCTGCAACTTTACTTTACAACCCATCTGGCAATTCAGATTACCAAGCATTTATTGATGATGTTCTTGTAACTGGTGATGCTGCAGATGCATTGTTTGAGTTATTCCCTGACTCTGCCCAATCAGCTAAAAAAATTGGTTTTTCTGGAATAGTTACAAATGCAGAGTATGGTGCAACTCTAGGTGAGATACAAGAAGTGAACATCACCTTTATAACAAGTGGTGCCATAACTTCAGCTATATAGTACATTAGGGTAACCAACCTAATATTTTATGGCAAAAAGAAACGTCGATCTTATTACTGAAGCTTTTAGCGAAGTAATGAGTGAAAGAAGAAAGTATGAACTTAAAAAGCCAAACGGCGAACTTTTAAAAGAATTATATTTTCCACCATTAACAAGATACGATAGAATCCAAGCACAAGCTGCTGCTGGTACAGATGAAGGTCTTACTATTTCAACTAGACTGCTTTGCCAGATCGCAGAGAATGAAGATGGCACCAAAGCTTTTGCATCTAGTGATGCTGAAAACTTAAAAAGATTTTTACCTGAAAGCATCTTAAATGAAATTGAATTATTTATGATGGATATAAAGGTTGATATAAATTCAGCAAAAAAAGAATAAAGCGAGATACTTGGTTAAATTTCGAGTTTTTTCTCGCAGCAGAATTAGGTAAAACAATAAAAGAATTAAGAAAAAATATGACCCAAGAAGAACTGGTTTTTTGGGCTGGTTATTATGAAATTAAAATGGAAAGAGAAAAAAGAGAAATGAATCGTCAAAAGAACAAAACAAGGTAATATATAATAAAGGTTATTTGTATCTGTGGCACAATCGACAATTAAGTTAATAGTTGATGCGCAGAACGCCATAGTCCCATTACAGCGTGTAAATAAACAAACCCAAGCATTAAGTACCAGTACAGATAAATTAAAAGGTCGTTTAGATAGATCAAGTAGGTCATTAAACGACACAGGCAGATCAGCAAAAGTAGCAGCAACTGGTTTTGGTACATTAACAAAATCTATTGCCCCACTTCTTAAGGCACTAGCTGTAATTGGTGCTGGTAGGTTTATTTTATTCCAGACTGCGCAGCTTGAAACACAAACTAAAGCTTTAGAAGTATTAACAGGGAGTGCAGAAACAGCCCAAAGAATTGTCCAAGAGATAAAAGAGTTTGGTGCTGTAACGCCTTTTAAATCTTCTGAATTAATAGAAGTTGCAAAACGAATGAAAGCATTTGGTTTTGAAACTGAAAATGTTGTTGATATTACAAAAAGAATTGCAGATATAGCTGGTACTGCTGGTGCAGAAATAGATGGTGTTGCATTAGCAATAGGTAAAGTACAGGCAAAGAATAAATTTATGCAAGAAGAAAATATAATGCTCTTAGAAAAAGGAATAAATGTAACTAAAGACTTAGAAGTAATAACAGGTCTTTCAGGTGAAGCACTTGCCAAAGCTATGAGTAAAGGCGAAATAGGTGCTGATAAATTCGTAGAAGCAATAAAAAGAGCTACAAGTGAAGGTGGCCAATTCTTTGAAGGTGCCTCTAAACAAAGTGATACATTGGCTGGTAAATTTAGTACTTTCGTAGATAATGTTGAAACTTTTGCGCAAAACTTAGGTAAATTATTTGAACAACCTTTAAAAGATATTCTTGATTTGTTAAATCAAGTTGCTGGTGAATTTAATAAGATATTTGGTCTTTTAACAGACGCACAAATTGGTGCTTCTAATAGAGCAGTTGGTTCTGCTTCATTTAAAGCACGTTTTGGTATGCAATCTGATGCTGTTGAAGATATAACAAAAGCCGTTGAATTATTAGACCCTACTTTCGTTAAGACAGAAGAAGATGCTGCTAAATTCTTTGCACAGTTAGATAGGATTTCAAAAGTTATAAAGTTAGTACAAGGACCAGATAGTGCGGCAACTTTAGATGCAAGAGGGTTATTAGAACCTCTTATTGAAGCCACTAACCAAATGGATACTTTAAGAGATAGAGTCAATCAAAACTTAGCTGCACAAAAACAAATAACATTAGAAAATAAAAATACTAATAAAGAAACATCAAAAATTACAGAAGGTACAAAAGAATTTGCTGATACATTAACTGCTACAAGTTTTGCTTTTACAGATGGCTTGGTACCTAATGCTGGTTTCTTTAAGGAAAATTTAGATATGAGTAATGTGTTTTTAAAAGATATTTTTGACGGTACTTTAAAAATTTCTGATTCTTTTACATTTTTAAAAACTGATGCTGATTTATTAAATGATAAATTTGCACAAATAGGTAATACTATTGCTACAGGTGTTTCAGATGCTTTAGTGGGGGCAGTAATGCAAACACAATCCTTGGCACAAGCTGCAAGTTCAATGTTAAACGATATAGCAAGCCAACTTTTAAGACTTGGTATAAATACATTTTTAAGTTCTACTTTTGGAGGAATATTTAGTTCACTTGATACTTTTGCAACAGGCGGCAGACCACCTGTGGGTAGACCATCAATCGTAGGTGAAAAAGGACCTGAATTGTTTGTTCCTTCAACGGCTGGCACAATAATTCCTAATAATCAGCTTTCAGGTTCAACAACTAACGTTGTTGTTAATGTAGATGCTTCTGGTTCGGCTGTAGAGGGAGATGAAGATAAAGGAAGAGAACTTGGTCGTCTTATATCAGTTGCAGTACAATCTGAATTAGTACAACAAAAAAGACCAGGAGGTTTACTTGCATAATGGCAACATTCCCATCAATATCTCCAACCTATGGTATGAGAAAAACGACTGCACCAAATAATAGAATTGTTAAATTTGCAGATGGTTATGAACATAGAATATTGTTTGGTTTAGCAGAACATCAAAATCCCAAAATCTACAATTTACGTTTTGAAGTATCAGAAACAGATGCTGACACAATAGAGACATTTCTTGATGCAAGAATTTTAGATCAAGCAAGTTTTACTTTTACACCGCCAGGAGAAAGTGCTGCATCACAATATGTTGAGAATGGAAAAAGACAAAAAACTATTAATTATCTTAATAGAGCTACAATACAAACAACATTTAGAGAGGTTTTTGAACCATGAGCACTGATCCTGTATTTAGTGAAGTTCAAAAAATAAATCCCTCTGCAATTATTGAACTTTTTACTTTACAGTTAGATAACTCTTTACATGGTGCGACAACAATATATAGATTTCATTCTGGATCTAACCTTAATGCAAATGGAGAGATAGTTTGGGCTGGTAATTCTTATCAAAGATTTCCAATAGAAGCTACAGGTTTTGCATATCAACGTGGTCAGATTCCAAGACCAAAACTTGTTGTAAGTAATGCGTTGGGAACTATATCAGCTATTTTATTGCTTGTTAATCAAACAACTACGGGTAATGACTTAACAGGTGCTACATTTACAAGAATTAGAACAATGGCAAGATTTCTTGATGCTGCGAATTTTAGTGGTGGTAGTAATCCATTAGGAACACCAGATCCTACAGCAGAATTTAAACGTCAAATATATACAGTAGATAGAAAATCAGCAGAAAATAGAGATGTAGTTGAATTTGAATTAGCAGGAGCTATTGATATGGCTGGAGTAAGAGCACCTAAACGTCAATGCACCCGTGCTTTATTCCCTAGCATTGGCACGTTTACGCAATGAGTTGGAGAGATGACGCATTGGTTCATGCGAAAGACCAAGATCCTAAAGAAGCTGTAGGACTTTTACTCAATATAAAAGGTAAACAAAAATACTATCCCTGTCAAAATTTAGCTATAACAAACCATCAAGAGTTTATTTTAAATCCAGAAGATTATGTAAAAGCAGATAATTTAGGAGATATTTTAGCTGTTGTTCATAGTCACCCCTCAACGCCTCCAATACCAAGTCAAGCTGATCGTATAAGTTGTGAGCATAGTAAATTACCTTGGCATATTGTTAATCCAAAAACAGAGGAGTGGGGTGAATGTAAGCCAGAAGGTTACGTTCCAGATTTATTAGGTTGTTTGAAAATTATGCTTGGCGAACAGGCTTTAGAGAACTTAGATCAGATGAGAAACTAGAAAAAGGAGATGTCTTATTGATGTCGATAATGCACCCAACTTTAAATCATGTAGCTATTTTTCTTGGAGATATGGTTTTACATCATTTAGCAGATAGACTATCTTGTAGAGAGCCATATTCTGAGTGGTTGTTAAAATGTACTGGTAAGAGGTATCGCTATGCTCAGAAAAGTTAAACTTTATGGAGAACTAGCTGACTTTGTAGGTCATAAAGAATTAGATGCTGTAATAAATTCTACTGCTGATGCAATAAAATTTTTAATAAGTAACTTTCCAAAGTTAGAAGCACATATGGCTGATAGGTATTATCAGGTTCTTTCTCTTC